AGGCGAGGAAGATCCGGCCCGTCCGCTCAATACCCTGAAGCTCAACGGCATCGGTGTGTGCGACAGTGCGGACAAGACGATGCGTACCGAACAGGAAAACGCGCTCTACAACGGCGTTACCCCTATTGAAACCAGCCCGGACGGAACATCCGCCCAAATCGTCCGCGCTATTTCGACTTATACCAAAACCGCCAACGGCACGGCAGACGAAAGCCTGCTCGATATGACTACCGTACGCACATTGATTTATGTATCAGGCGCGTGTGCCGACCGTATCGCGTTGCGTTTCCCGCGCGACAAAATGACCGGGCGCACCATTGACCGTGTCCGCTCCGAGTTGATTGACGTGTTGATGAAATGCGAAGAATTGGAAATTGTCGAAGACGTTGAAAACAATTTGGCCAAACTGATTGTAGAACGCGATGCACAAAACACCGGCATGCTCAACTGCCGTGTGCCATCCGATGTGGTTAACGGCCTGCACCAAGTAGGCATGGTTATCGACCTGTATCTGTAAAAAGGAAAGAACATGAGTACAGAATATGTAGGCAGCGTAACGCTGTATGTCGGTGCGACCGAGGTGGAGGTCACCAAGATTGATGTGAAAAACATCACAGGCAAAAAAGAAGTTAAAACCATGAACCGCACACGCCGCGTCAAAGGCTTTACGCGCGGTGTTGGCCAGTATGATATTTCTTTTACCGCCGTCGTGCCGACAGACGGTACGGTTATCGATTGGGATAAAATCGAAGACGCAAAAATCTCGCTGGTCCCTGATATCAATGGCGCACGCCCAACCTCTTACTTGGGCTTCTGCGCTAAAGAGGCAGGTGAAAGCTATACGGTTGACAACGAATTGGTCATTGATGTGACCGGCTTTGCAACCCGTAAAGTGATTGAGTAAACCATCCGAAACTGACACCCGTTAAAGACGGTTTAAACAGCCTTTAAACGATAATTGGATTTTTATCCGATTAACCGTTTAGAGGCTTTTATTATGTCTTCAATTTCCAAAGAACTCGAACATGCTGCAAAAGAGTATGAGCTGGTTGTTTCTCCCGACCTGAAAATCGTTTCAGGCCGTCTGAAGTACGGTATCTCTGTTGACGGCGCTGTCCATCGTGATTTTTCCATGCATCTGCTGACCGTGCGCGAAGATATGGCTATTGACCCAACGCTGGAGGGTCAGGCGCGTATGTTGGCAGCCTATTCAGCCTCTCTCGACCATATCGGTACGATTCAACCTGATGCCTTAACGCTCGACTTCTTGGCCGATGAGTTGGTCGCCACCGATTTTGACGCGCTTTATTTCGCCCAAGAGCTGTTAGCAAAAAAGCGTCTGTCCGTTCAGCCCGTGCCGACCGCTACCGATACGCAGTCTTAAAGTTGGGGGAGTTACGGTATCTCTGCCGACGATATCGGCAAGATGACTCAGCCGGAGCTTGAGGGATGGCTTAAACAGGCTGATCTAATTGACCGAGGCCGTGCCGCTCCCGTGGTGCTGCCCTGGTTTGCGCCGTCTGCCAAAACCTCAGCTCCATCTGCATCCGGCGGACACACTCAAACCTTTATCAGTAAACGGAAGAAAAAATGAGCCGTAATACAGTCGAATTAGTTGCCAAGTTCCGAGATGAGGCCAGCGTCGGCCTGCGCCGCTTGGCAACCGAGGCCAACCGTACGATGCAGATTCAAAGCCGTGCGGCATCATCTTCCGGCAGGCAACAACAACTGATGCATGCAGCTGCCGCCCGTTTGGGCATCCGCACGGAGCGTGAAATCCGCCGTGAAATCCAACGTACTCAAGCGGCATACAACGCAATGGCCAAAAGCGGCCGCGCTTCACACAATGAGCTGGCGCGGGCCGCCCAACAGACGCGCAGCCGTATTCGGGAATTAAATGCCGAAATGAACAGCGGCAGCCGTTTCAACCGTATGGTTCAAGGCGGTAAAAGTTTGGCGCGCGGCGCGGCTTCGGTTGCCGCCGGTGCGGCGGCAGGGGCTTATGTATTGGCTCAGCCGGTCAGCCGGACAATGGACTATGACACGGAGCTGCGTCACGCGACCAATACCATGTATGCAGGCAAGACTTTGGTGGAAAAACGCGCAGGCATGGAGGAAATTAATAAAACGGTAAACGATGCCGCTTATCTTGGCGGAACATCTAAGCAAGCAGCCTTGCAGGCAATGAATACCATGGTGGCCAGCGGTTCGTTGAGTGATGCTGCCGTAAAGCAGATGTTGCCAACCGTAATGAAAACAGCACTGGCCGCCAATGCCGATGCCGATGATATTGCCAATATTGTGACCAAGGCGAAGCAGGCAGGGTTTAAAGAAGCCGATATTCCTGCTTTGCTTGACCGAGCCATGCAATCGGGCGCGGATGGCGGTTTTGAGCTGAAAGACATGGCGCGATGGTTGCCGCAGCAGTTGGCAGCAATGAAGTCCGCAGGTATGGGCGCGACACTGGATAATTTCAGCAGTTTGTTAAATGCAAACCAACTGGCGTTTATGACTGCAGGCAGTACAGACGAAGCCGGTAACAACCTGGTCAATCTGCTGGCGAAAATCAGCAGTCAGGACATCGTTACTAAGGCAAAGAAAATCGACATTAACGGACAAGAAGGTTTTGATTTCACCGCCAGCATGAATAAGCGGCAGGCCGCCGGTATGAACTCACTGGACGCTTTGGTCGATATCGTGAGTGAAATCGTGAGCAAGGATGAAAAGAGTGCGGCATTAATGAAACAAATGGCCGCCGCTCAAGGCGATGAAGCTAAGTTGGCTTTACTGGAAAACCAGAAAGCTTTGGTTGACGGTACGGCTGTCGGCCAGTTGGTTTCAGACCGCCAAGCCTTGATGGCGTTGCTCTCGCTAATCAACAACAAGCAAGAAGCCGCACGACTGCAGCAAGGACAGGCCAATGCCGCCGGTGCAGTAGATGGTGCTTATCAATTTGTAGCCGACGGCTCCGGGTTCAAAAAAGAACAACTCAAAACGGCATATAGCGAAGCCGAATATGGTGCATTCTCAAGCTTTACCGACATGGTGGCCAACAAGCTTAAAGGTATTGCCGACTGGGCCAGAGGTAATCAGGAGACCGCGCAAACAGCAGTGGCGGCAGGACAAGGTGCCGCAGCAGTATCGGCGACCGTTGGCGCAAGTTCAATGGTAAGCGGCGGATGGCGGTTCTTCCAAGGCGGTCAAGGTGTTGCCGGTGCCAGCCGTTTCCTGCCGTCCGCAGGCTCAATGGGTGCCTTTGCTTTAGGTGCTGCTCCGTTGGCCGCTATGGGTGGCGTAACACATTTGGCGGGTCAACGGGATAAATATGACGACTGGAGTAAGCCCTTGGTGGCATTCGCCGACCGCTTGCAGTCGTTTTTGCCTGATTTTATGTCGTCTGCCAAAAACGAATACATGAGAAAACGGGAGGAATTGGGTGGGAATAACTCTCCGCTCGATAGCCCTGTTCTCAAAGAGAGTATGGCGCAGCTCAGTCAATCTGCACAAACCAATCAGCAAGCCAGCCAACAGTATGTCACAGCGGCAACTGAAAATCAGGCTGCAACTGTCCAGCTTACCAATGCGGCCACCCAGATGACTGCGGCGGCGGCGCAAATGCAGGCGGTGGCAGGTAAGCCGATACCCGTTACAGTCACCGTTCAAAACGGCAATATTATGGCCTATATCAATCAAGCGGCGGCGCGTGCGGCAGCTAAAAATTAAGGATCCGTGATGAGTTGGAAAGATACTTTGCTTGATGCCAGTTTCAAGGGTGTCGGCTTTGATGTAATCGATGATACGTTGCGTGGCACGCACGCCTTAGCCGAACACGAATACCCGTTTGTTCAGGGTTCGGATATTGAGGACACGGGCGTATCGGCAATGGATATGAGCCTGACGGCGGTATTGTGGGGGGATGATTATGAAAGCAGGCTGCAAAGCCTGTTAGGTGTTTTGCGGGAGACTGGTGCGGGCGAATTGATCCACCCGATTTACGGCAGCGTGCCCGATTGCGTGGTGGCTGATTTTGAAGCTGCTCATAATGAAGAAAATCCCGATTACTGTACGGTGCGGATGACCTTTAAGCAAAGTGTCAAAGCTGCCCCGTTTTTTGACCGTGAATTACCGTCTGCACTGGCCGATGAAATCGATTGGCTGGCAGATTTGGCCTCATGGCAGGGTTTTGAAGTGTTTCAGACGGCCTTGGGCAAGATTCAGAAGGAACAAAGCCGTTGGAACGCATTTCATGCCACAGTATTGACAGCAGTCGGCGTTATGTATGGTCAGGTAAACGGCGTATTCACCGGCTCCATGAATCTTCTTAACAACCCGCGCGTATTGGTGGCCGAGTTGAAATCAGTATTCGGTGTGTTGGCAAATATGCACGTCGTAGGTAAAAGTGGGCTGGATGGCTGGCGCGATATGGTTGGCGGGGTATCAAAAGCCGCCGCTACACCGTGGCAGGTAAGTCGCGGGGCAGAAGGCAGCGTTTCGGCAATAGATTTAATTCAGCGTGCAAAGGTTGAAGATGTCGCTGCGTTCACAGCGTTTACCGCAATCGTCGGAGCGTGTGCTTTGGCGGAACAGGCAGCAGATATTTTGGCAACACAAATTGATGATCCGACTTTAACGCCCGTGGAAATCTCACGCCTATTATCCGATACCCATACTGCTTTGCAACGTGCGCTGGGTGCAAACCGTATTTTGGCGATGATGTCGGCAGACGAGGCAAAGGCCGGAAAGATGGCTTATTTCCTGCTGCGGCTGTATCAGACACCGGCAGACAGCGCCGATGATGTGTACCGACGTATCGAAGCGGCAGGCCTGTTGCCGCAAACACCATATCTTGAAACTGCCGCCGAACTGACTGAAAGTTTGCGTGATACGGCACACAAGCTGCAAAAACAGGCTTTTGCCGTTTTGAATATGCGCCCTCCGTTAGTGCAGAAAATTGTAGGACATGATACCGGCCTGCATCTGTTGGCGTTTGAATGGTATGGCGATTACAGCCGTTTTGGCGAGTTGTTGCGTCTGAATCCGCAAATCCGTCATCCGAACTTTCTCAGTAAAGGAGAGGTGTTAAATGCCTACGCCAAATAATACCGTCACTCTGATGATTAACGGCAAAACTCATGGGCAGTGGACGAATTACGATATTGTGTCCGACCTATTAACTCCTGCCGATGATTTTAGTGTCACTCTAGGCCGTCCGGTAGATGCAGTTCCGACTGCAGTGAAAGAAGGCGATAAAGTAGAAGTCCGTGTCGGTGGGGATACGGTATTGAGCGGCCATATCGACCGTGTGCACACTACGACAGAGAAAGGCAATAAAACACTGACCATACAAGGCCGCGACGATGCCGGCATCCTGTTGGACTGTTCTGCGCCGCTGTTTAACGCGCAGGATATGGATTTAAACCAAATTATCGAAAAAATCGTCAAGCCTTTGGGTTTGTCCAAAATCCGTATCGATGCATCTAAAACCGATAAAACCCATAAAGTGCAGATCGAACCGGGCAGCCGCGCGTGGGATGCCTTGACGCAATATGCCGAAGCCAACGGCGTATGGCCTTGGATGGAGCCTGACGGCACCTTGGTTGTCGGCGGTCCCGACTACACCGCCGCACCTGTTGCCGGGCTGATCTTGCGGGTCAGTGGCGACAATAACAATATCAAGCGTCTGGAAGTAAACCGCGATATGGCGGCACGGTACAGCGAAGTTACCGTGTTGGCGCAAAGCCACAGCGGCAAACACAACATCAAAGCCACCGCCAAAGACGAATCCGTCAAACTGCACCGCCCCCTAATCGTTACCGAGCCGGACATCGACAGTCAGGCTCAAGCGGAACGTAAAGCAAAGAAACGCTTGGCAGACAGCCGCTTGGAAGGCTTGACCATCACGGCAGTGGTACAGGGGCACCGAACCGATGACGGTACGTTGTGGCAACCGGGTCAGAGAATCAACGTATTGAGCGAACCGGACGGCATCGACTCAGTGTATTTCCTTATGGCGCGTACCTTTGTCGGAGGCAGAGGCCAAGGCACGGAAACTGTATTAACGCTTAAAGAAGACGGCGCGTGGGTATTGGATGCCGACCCGCCGAAGAAATCGGGCAAAACCAAAATGCCGTCTGAAAGCCGCAAAGCCAACGGTCAAGCACCGGTCAAGCCGAAGAAACGCCGTCAAGCTAAAAAGCCAAAACAGGAATTGCAGGTTATTTAAATGGATATTAAAACCATAGATAAGCGTATCAAACAGGCGTTTAACACTGTCCGGCAGGGCTTTCGCGGAAAGGTTGCCTGCGTCAAAGCAGCGGGCGGTGTGCAGAAAATCCAAGTCGAAGGCTTGGACGGCGAAACCGTGCAAGACTTGGAGCATGCCGAAAACTTCGGTTTTACCAGCAATCCGCCCGCAGGCAGCGATTGCGTCGTCGTACCCTTGGGCGGCAAAACCAGCCACGGTATTATCGTTACCACGACAAACGGCGCGTACCGCATTACCGGTTTGTCTGATGGCGAAACGGCGGTTTATAACGCTGACGGTGCCAAGATGGTGTTAAAAAAGGGGCGCGTCATTGAGATTGACTGCGATAAATTAAATATTAAAGCACCTGGCGGCGTAAATATTACTTCGGAAAAAGTTGAATGTTCTGCGGTATTAACCGCGCAAGGCCAAATCAACGGCAATGGAGGTATGGCCGTGCAAGGCGGTAGCGGTACGACATTTACCGGCAATGTGGATATGGTCGGCAATTTGAATACTACCGGCGCATTAACCAACAACGGTAAAGATGTCGGCAGTAATCACAAACATACTGAGACCAACGGTTCGGAAACCGGTGAAGTCATTTAAACTGCTTTTAAAGGTCGTCTAAGAATCCTTATTGGGTTTTTAGGCGGCTTTCTATATTTGTCTGACATCAATTCACTCAAAGAAGGGGCGTTCATATCCGAAAATTCTGGTATGGACGCTTTACTTAATCCCGCCACCGGCGACTACTTATTAAACCAATCCGCTCAAGGTATCGAAAACGAAGTCTATGTGCGGCTGGTTACCCCGCTGGGCAGCTACTGGGCAGAGCCCGCGCTGGGCAGCCGCCTGCACGAATTGCGCCGCATGAAAGACCTGCCGCGCATGGCGGTGCTGGCCAAGCAGTATGCCGAGCAGGCCTTGCAACCTATTTTGGATGCCCGCCGCGCCCGCCCCCTCCATGTGGCCACCTCCTTTGCACCGCGCCG